CACTGTCGCCGGTCTTTTTGGAACCCGCACCCACGAACGGCTTTTTCTCCGTCATGGCTTGCTCTGGTTCCTGCGATCCGGCGTAGCGGGTGTTGTCCGCTTCGCCTTGCGGCGTGGGCCGGAAAACGGGCAGCCCTGCCAACTCTCGGAGGTAGTCCTCCAAGTTGTTGTCTGGCGTGAGCAGTTGGCTTTGGGTGAGGCTGGTGAGGAACGAACCGAGTTCCTGCAAGTCCACCGCATTGACCTGTCCGTAGGTGAGGGTCGGGCAGTGCGCCGTGTCGTAGCCGTTGAGTGCCATGAGGCGTGGAATAGCGTGGCTATTGAACACCTCAGCGATGAGCCTGATCCAACTTTCCACCGCAGCGATGAACAGGTCGATTTTGGAAGCACCGAGGGCGAATGAACCGACGCTCTCGTGGCCGAGCATGATGAAGTCAGCCAGACACGACATAGCGATTTGCTGGTTGTAGCGGGTGATGATTTGGTCGGTGTTGTGCGTTGGGATGAAATCGTCCGTCACATACATGTGCGAGGGCGAGGAAACCATGATGCACTGGACTTCCATTTCACCAACGTATTCGACGGACGAAATGCCGGTGTGGTAGCGCATACGGCTGTCATCTGACAACTTCTCCGCCTTGCGTTCTAGGCGAACCATTGGCAGGTGATGTGGCATGCGGATACGAACGTGGTGATACTCGTTTTCCGAGAAGCCAACCTTGCCCGTCTTTGGCGACGTATACTCGCCAATCGGGTAGCGACCAACGCTTGCTGTTCCACCAAGCGAACGCACGATTTCTGCAACATCGCTAGCCAACTGTGGACTAACGGTGTAGAAGATACCCAAACCCTCATTGGTGATGGTTCCATCTGTGTCCATCAAGCCCTGAAGCAGTGCAAGGCGGTCTTTTACCCCAGCGGTCAAGTATTGGCGTGGAACAAACTTTTCGGGAGCCTTCTTACCAAGCAAGGACATTTCGCTAAGTGCGGTCTTGACCGCAGACGTGCGACGACCCGATGTTCCCGTAATGTGGTACATCTCAGCCTTGCCACTACCGCCGTCTTTGTCGTGCCACATTGTCACAACGTCGCCTGCTGGCAAGTGGCTTTCTACCTCTTGTGCGATTTGTGCGTCGGCGGAGTAAAAGCGAACCCCGCCATTTTCCTGAAGATGTCCGTCGCCCAAAAGAACACCAAGCACATACGGCTCAATGGGCAATGGCTCACCATAAACGTATTCGACGGGCTCGATGAGAGGGAGGTGAAAACGACGGATATTTCCGTTCTTTTCGATGTTCGCCAAAAGGTCTTGCGTCTTGCGAACTTTATACTTGGGCAACAGAGGGTGAGCATCGTTGATGTTTTCACTATTACGCCACTTGCTATTAGTGACCACCCAGTTGTGTTCTGCGTCTGCGAGCGTTGAGCGTCCGTCTGCCGTGGTGACACGGTAGACAGGACGAACGCCCTTCGGGAACACGCCCGTGACATATGAGGGCAATCCAAGTGGGTCTACGACGACATCACCAACGGCAATGTCGCCCATACGCTTCCAACCACTAGGCGTAAGAACCTTTGCGTCAAGTGGCTGTGCGTTGAACTGTCGTGCGCCGCCGGAGTTCAGCAACTTGAAGTCCACCAGTTGCTTGCCGTTCTCATCGAACATCATCGGGAGGATTACACCCTCCGTCTGGTTGCGCTTCACGCCTCGGACGATCTGCTCCATCGCATACAGCGACGCTTTTTCAGCAGGCGTGGCGTTCGTGCTCATCCATTCGGCGGGCACATAGCCAACGGGAAGTCCGGCGAGGTCACGCTCGACACCGACCGCCTCGAACTCCTCGATACGCCGCTTGTAGTACCACGACTTGAACGAGTTGCGGAGAATGGAACGGCCTTCGGGGTTTCCACGAGCGGCAGTAGTGCGGAATAGCAGGGCTTTTTCGATGGGAATGACGTTCAGGCGACCGGTCGTTGGGTCACGCTGGATCATGGCCTTCACGCCGCCGGTTTCGTCAAACTGCCACTGCCAAAGACTGTCCTGCGCTCGCATAGCAATCTTACGCCAACCGATTTTGTTGTCGTTGAACTTTGAGCGCAGAGCCGGGTCACGCTGCTCTGGTCCCTTGCGCTGCTTATAGACGATCTCGAAGAACGACCAGCCGTAGGTCAGGAACGACACGACGGCGATCATCAACTCGTGCCATGAGTGGCTCATGTCGTCCATGCACTCCTGCACGAAATCGGCAGCCTCTTGGTCTTTGCTGTCCGGGGTGTAGCCCGTTGGGTCGGTGTGGGGGTCCACACGCCAGTCCACTTGCAGGATTACACGCTCAATGGCGAATAGGATCGCACCGATGACCGGATCATTTTCCGCCATGTCTCGGTAGGCGGTGAGAGACTGTCGGCCTCGGAGTTGAGGCAGGATATCGTCAATGACGAAGCCACCCGTGCGCCACAGACCGGTGGCACCGAGTTCACTGAAGTTGTCGATTTGGGGAAGCGGCTCTTTATCTGGCATCCCTGCTCCGTGCGTCGATGGCTTGGCTAGCCTCTATAAGGCTACTACCGGATTTCACTGAAACGATGATGCGGCGACGCTGGCTGAGCGAGTGCCCACCCCAGATGCCGAACTGATCTTCTAGCCCGTATTCCAAACATTCGTAGCGCACCGGACATTTCAGGCACAACTTTCGTGCTGGAATGAGGTGTTTCCCGCCCGGTGTGTTCGCCCGCTCTGGGTAGAACAGTTCGACATTGGAAGCCTCGGGCACATCACGGCAAAGCGACTGCTCAAACCATTCAGGGCGGACAATGGCCTTGAACAGGTCGTATTCGATGGGGATAATGTCCTCCCCGTCGTAGAGTTTCAGCAGTTCGTGGTCGATTTCCCGCACTCAGAAATCGCCCTCGGAGATCGCACAGTAGGCGTGGAACCGAAGTGCCTGTGCCTCCGTGAAGCCCGCCTCGACCATTGCGAGGAATGACTCCCTGACCTCCATGAACATCAGCACGAGCGCACTCGGACCTTCGGGCATGGAGGATTTTCCGAGGTTGGCGATCTCCTGATCGAACTCGTCATCACCGATGTTAGGTAAGTCCATAACACTTGACCTTACAACATTTCCAAAAGTCGTGCTGGATACCCCATCTTGAACGCAAGAAAGCCACCCCGAAGGGTGGCTACTTGCCGAAGTCGATGCCGCCTAGACGGTCACCGCAGGGATTTTCGACGGTTAGAACGGAGCGTCGTCGAAGGTGGGTTCGTTGCGAGCCGGAGCCGTCCGACCAGAACCGTTGTTGTTCTCTGGTCGTGGGGTCTTGGCAACCTGAGCCGTAGCCCAGCGCAATGATGTTCCGATTTCGTCGGCGACAATGGCAACCTTGGAACGCTTTGCTCCGGTTTCCTTGTCCTCCCACGACTCCTGCTGCAACTTGCCGGTGACGATCACACGATCACCCTTAGCAACGGTGGCGGCAACATTTTCGGCTTGCTCGCCAAAGGCGGTCACGTCGAAAAACGAAACATTGTCCTCCCATGTCCCGTTGACGTTCTTGCGGTTGTTCACCGCCACGCTGAACGGGAGGAAAGCCAGCCCGCTCTGCGAGAACCTAATCTCGGGGTCACGGACAATGTTGCCGATGATGGTAACGCTCATGGTTCCTTCTCTCTGGTCGTTGGACTTGTGCGACTACTCCCGGAGAAGTCCCCGCACGGCACTCATTGTAGCAAGATTTCGAGCGACGTGCTTGCCCCTGTTCCCGATAAGTAGTCGGCGCACATCATTTTTCGACAAGTCCAACTGATCGCAGAGCATATCTACGGCTTGGTTGAGCATCTGAATACGAACACAGTCAAGGGAGAACGCCGCCTTCAACCCTTCTTCGAGGGCGATAAGCCGGATTTCACTTTCGGTTATGGGTTCGATTTCCACGTTTCCAACCTCGTCGGTTGCACTCAGGCTACACGAAGTTTTGGAACGGGGCAGGGCTAACGGGGGTGGCAGACGGGGCAGCGTTCCCAGCACTGCTGACCGATTTCACGACACGACTGGATTAGTCCGGGGCTGCGGTGGTGCATGGAGCAGCGAGGGCAGATAGAGGCGAGTTGGCGCAGGATTTTCTCTGCCACTACGGGGCGACGATGCGGTGTGAAGCCGCTAGCGTCCGCAGAGCGTCGATGTGCGACTGCGATGCCCGTAGAGCCTCACGGAGCGTGGAGAGGTTGTTCACGGCGATCAGGTGGGCG